CAGTTAGTCCATCATTAGATATAGTTTTGAACGGTGGTATTCCAGAGGGTAGTTTCGTTGTACTAACAGGACAACCAAAATGTGGCAAAACCACAACATCATTAGACTTCGCCGCAACTGCTCAAAGAAAAGAATACCAAGGAACACTTAAATCACCAAGAGAAGTGTACTACCTCAACATCGAAGGTAGATTGAAAAAAAGAGACCTAGAAGGAATTCCCGGACTCAATCTAGAAAAATTCCATGTGATTGGTAGTCAACAAGGCAAAATATTACATGCTGAAGAATATCTGCAAATAGCAGAAAAAATTATTAATGAAGTTCCTGGGTGTGTTCTAATCATAGACTCGTATTCTGCACTATGCACAGAAGCAGAAATAACAAGCGAGATGGATAAAATGCAACGTGCTGATGGTGCCAAATTATTAGCCAAGTTTTGTCGTAAAGTTGCAAATGTAATTCCTGTAAATAAAAATATTGTAATAGGTATCACGCACCTTATGGGTAATCCAACAGGATATGGTGCAGAGTTTAAGGAGAAGAGCGGACAAGCGATTGCTTATCAAACAGATATTAAATTACGGGCCAAAACCTTTAAGCCTTGGACGTTGAGTGCGGACTCAACACAAATCGGACAAGAAATAGAGTGGCAAGTAGTATGCTCTGCTCTTGGTCCTCCTGGTGGAAATATTACAAGTTATATTAGATATGGTCAAGGTGTCGATAAATATATGGAGGCTATTACTTTAGCTTCTGATATGGGACTAATACACAAGGGTGGTGCATGGTATACATTAACTGGGGTAGCAGATAAGCCCAAGTTTCAAGGTTCAGAAAAAGTTAGACAATATCTATTAGAGAATGAATCAGCATATAACGAATTAGTTAAGAATATAAAAACTACAATGGGACTAAAATGCTAGTCAAAGATTTAGACGGAGCTAATTATAATTGGTTATTGACTGGTAATATGGCCAAAGGAAAGATAACTAATAAATCATCCTATCACCTAAGAGCAAGGACTATGATTGCATCTGCATATCCTACTCTACAAATCTTAGAAGAAGTGCCAGTACAAATTAGAAAAAATGAAACCCTATATTTAGATTTTTATTTACCTCTTAAGAAAATATGTTTCGAGGTTCATGGTGAACAACACTACAAATTTGTACCATTCTATCATTCTAATATACTTGGTTTTTTAAAGTCTCAGAAGAGGGACAGAGAAAAGCAAGAGTGGTGCGAGATTAATAATATCCAATATATAGTATTACCATACAATAAAGAAAATGAGTGGGAGAATAACATTGTCAACAACTAAAGAACAACTAGAACAATGGGACAAGGTACTAGATGAATACGAATCGTCTATAGGACTTGGAAAATATTCTGATTCTCATAATTTTACTCAAAGCGAATTAAATGAGTATTTTACTATGACCAGAGACGTTATAGAAAAATTAACCCCGGAAGATTGTGCTCAAATATCATACAGATTAGCACAATACGCTTTCTTACTACAAAGAACTTTAAATAGAGAAATAGCCAGACACAACTGGGCTGAAGAGACAATTAAGGAAACTATTGCTGATGAGATCAATAATTACAAGGGGTATGGATTTCTTGAAAAGTCTTTGCAGGCTATTAAACATAATGATAAAGCAAGTAGTCTTAATAAAATACAAAAATATGCTCAACAACGAATGGATAGACTGAGTTACTTAGCAAACAGTGTTAAAAATCTATCTGACATCCTACTTTCTGTACAAAGAACAAAGGTGAAACATGGGTCTTGATAATGATGATATCAAACAATTAATCGCTATTCTGCAAAAAGGTTTGACATCCGATGATACTACTACTGCTGATGATCCGGCTCCAATAAAGAGAACCCGTAAATCGTCTCCAAGAGCCAAATCCAAACCAAAGGTCTCACAGTCCAATAAGTTTGAGTCTATGGCAGAATTTAAAATGTGCAAGGAAGACCTAGAATTTGATAGAAAAGTCAAGAAACCACCACCATCCGAAAGATTAAGAGATTTTGAACCAATAAAGGTTCGTTGTCGCGTTTGTGGGAAAAATGAAAAAGTTGCACCAGACCTCGTTGAGTCTATAGATAGATACAAGTGCAACAAGTGTTCAACAGGAGCGGGTTGATGATTTTATGTGATCCTGCCGCAGAAAGAGCGGTTTTGGCTGGTATTTGTTCGTATGGCGAAAATTCTTACTTGGATATCGCAGATATAATCCAGGAAACAACATTTACTGTTGATAGCAATTCAATTATTTTTAAATGTTTGAAGCATCTTTTTGATCAAGAGCATAAAACATCTATAGATATAGCATCAATCTATTCTGCGGCACAGGAATTGGGTGTAAGCCATATTCTTAATAAGAAAGAAGAGGCTCAACATCTAAAGGCCATTATGGACTTTCCTGTTAGCGAAGATAATGTAAGGAAATTTGCTGCAAAAATACGCAAGCTAGAAATAGCTAGACTTCTAAGAAAACAATTAGAAGTTACTCAGGATAAAATCTTAGAAGTAACTGGCAGCGAACCAATATCTTCAATTATTGGTATTGCTGAAGATAGTATCTTTAACTTCACTAGTCTGCTCAATGATACAGATAGTGGACCAGAAAAAATTGGCTCAGGTATCGAAGATTATGTAAAAGAATTAGAGGAAAATAAAGTTGATCAGGTGGGTATACCTACTGGATTTCCAATTTATGATCAAGCAATTGGTGGGGGCTTAAGAAAAGGAACTATCAATGTTATTGGGGCAAGGCCCAAAACAGGGAAGACGCTGCTATCTGATAATATGGGTTATAATATAGCAAAACTTGGTATTCCAGTTTTAAATATGGATACCGAAATGAATAAAGAAGATCATGTACACAGACTATTAGCTATGATAGCAGAAGTTGAGATCAATAGTATTGAAACTGGAAAATTTGCAGAATCCCCAGATAAAAAGAATAAAATTACCACTGCTGTCAAAGAAATCAAAGAGTCTAAACTATATCACAAGAGTATTGCTGGAAAACCATTTGAAGATCAATTAGCTCTTATGAGAAGATGGTTGGTCAAAGAAGTTGGACTAAATGATGATGGAACAGCAAAAGAGTGCGTTATTTTTTATGACTATCTTAAACTAATGGATAGTGCTGGCATAAGCCAAGATCTAAAAGAATATCAGGTTCTTGGATTTATGATGACTAGTTTACATAATTTTGCTGTTAGATATAAAGTACCAATTGTCGCTTTTATTCAATTAAACAGAGATGGCATCACAAAAGAAAGCACCGATTCTGCATCTGGTTCTGACAGGATTATTTGGCTTTGCAGCAACTTTAGCATTTTCAAAAGAAAAAGCGATGAAGAGATGGCCGAAGATGGTCCAGATAATGGGAATAGAAAACTAGTTCCACTAGTGAGTCGCCATGGAGGTGGTCTAGATGATAACGACTACATTAACTGCTATATGAAAGGCTGGTGTGCTAAAATCACAGAGGGCAGAACAAAATTGGAAATTATGAACAATATTAAGTCAACTAGCGAAGGATTTATAGTAGATGATCAAAACGATGATGACCAGATCCCATTTGAATGATCAAGCCAAACTAAAAGTAGTCTGTGATGAGGTGTGTGATAATATTGAATCATTATTGCAGGCATTCAATATAGATTATAAAAGGCACCAGAGAATGATCACTATGTGTTGTCCTATACATGGTGGCGATAATCCTTCTGCTGTCAATCTATATCCAGATGGAGATTCCTACAGAGGCAACTGGAAATGTAGGACACATAGTTGTGAAAGTGTTTTTAAAGGATCTGTTATAGGATTTATTCGTGGTGTCATTTCTAGCCAAAAATATGGGTGGCAAAAAAATGGAGACGAATCTTGCTCGTTCAAGGAAGCAGTAGAATTTGCAACAAACTTCATTAATAAAGATCTACAAAATATCAAGATATCTAGATCAGACAGAGAGAAAAAACAATTTACTAATGTTATCAACTATCTAAATAATAGTTTAACCGACGAAGTATCTGTTGTTACTAGGCAACACATCCGCAATACTCTTGAGATTCCACCAAAATATTATTTGGATCGAGGATATACACAAGACATATTATCAAAATATGATGTAGGCTTATGTAACAATCCATCAAAAGAAATGTACAAGAGAGTCGTGGTTCCTATTTATGATAATGACTACAAATACATGATAGGATGTTCTGGTCGTAGCATATACGAAAAGTGCGACAATTGCAAAAGCCACCATAGTCCAGAAGCCTCGTGTCCAGACAAAGAGTCTGCATGGAAATATAGCAAATGGAAACACAGTAAAGATTTTAAAAGCCAAAACTATTTGTATAATTTTTGGTTTGCTAAAAAATTTATATTTGAAACTAGCACAGCACTTATAGTAGAAAGTCCAGGAAATGTATGGAAATTAGAAGAAAACGGAATACACAATAGTGTTGCTATTTTTGGATCCTCATTAAGCGATAGACAAAAGATTTTATTGGATTCGTCAGGCGCTATGAATCTAGTTATATTAACAGATAATGATGAGGCTGGCAAAAAGGCAGCAAATCAGATAAAGCAAAAATGTCAAAATACATATAGAATATTTATTCCACAGATTAGTAAATCAGATATTGGCGAAATGACATCAACAGAAATAACAACAGAAATCAAACAATATATAGAAAACATTATATGACAAATATAGTCGCTTTTGCAGGAACCAAGCAGTCTGGAAAAACTACATGTGCAAATATTGCCATGAATTATTATGCTAAATTTTCTATAGCTAGAAGAGTTAAAGTTTATAACTTTGCAGATCCCCTTAAAAAGGATATATGTATGGGCATTCTTGGCTTAACCGAGGATCAATGCTACGGCAACGATATGGATAAAAATGCACCAACAGATATTCAGTGGGATGGTAAATACCTAACAGCAAGAGAAGTAATGCAGTTTGTTGGCACTGATATATTTCGCAAAATGAAACAGAATGTATGGGCCGATGCTACGATTCATAAAATCAAATTAGAGAAACCATCACTTGCATTAATAGCCGACTGCAGATTTCCTAATGAGGTTGATGCTGTTAAGAAGGCCGGAGGCATTGTTATTCGATTAACAAGAAAACCTTTTGAGTCAGATCATGCCAGTGAAAATGCGTTAGAAACACAAAATTATGATTGGTCAAATTTTGATATTATCTTAGACAATAAAGATATGGATGTTCATCAACAAGAACTTGAATTAATCAGCATATTACATAAAAAAGGAATACTACCATTATAATAACATATTTACGCAGTAGTTCGTATGGCACTCATTCTATGTGTCCACAACAATATTTTTTAGAATATGTGTTGGGCATAAGAAGTCCTTCAAATAAAAAAGCGGACAAGGGAACAATTTGTCACAAAGTTCTTGAAATATTAGCGCACATCAAACTGTGCTCTCAAAATAATGAATCCATTTATATTGATGATATTATTGGCCCATTAAATATAACAGACTATGATTTAGACCGTATTACCGAACAGGTATACACCTATTATACGAGCCAGTTTAAACACCATGAGTGGAGCGCTAAAGATTTTAAAGACTGTCGGCTCTGGGTCAACAAAGCGCTCACTGATCATAATGGTTCATTCGATCCAAGGTCACGAGATATAGTACAACCAGAGCAGCACTTTGATATAGTTATAGAAAAACCATGGGCTAAATATACATATGACACAAAAGATGGCGTGATAGATGGTTATCTCGCTATCAAAGGCACAATAGACCTAATAACCAAAGTTGATGACAATACATTGGAGATAATTGACTGGAAAACTGGTCGAAGATTAGATTGGGCCACAGGCGAAGAAAAAACTTTTGCAAAACTTCAAAACGATCCACAACTGAGAATTTATCATTATGCAGTCAGTAAGTTATATCCTGAAATTGATCACATTATGGTTAGTATTAACTTTATTAACGATGGTGGTGCCTTTACTATTTGTTATGATAAGTCTGATCTACCAAAAACCGAAGACATGCTTAGACAAAAATTTGACATAATAAAAAACACAAAAGTTCCCCAATTAAATAAGAGCTGGAAGTGCAATAAACTGTGTCATTTTGGCAAAACCACATTTGAGAATACTCATATTTCGCCATTGGTCGAATACAGAGATAACCAGTTGTGTTCTCATGGAAGTTTCATGACCAAGTGTGAACAAATAAAACACGACATAGCACTGGTAGGAATAGACAACGTGGTTGACCAATACACGGTCCCAGGATATACTGTTGGTAAGTACAAAGCACCAGGAAGCGCAGAATGAATTATATACCACTACATTGTCATAGTATGTTTAGTCTACTTGATGGGTTATCTAAGCCAGAACAAATAGCTGAACGATGCAAAGAAATAGGGGCAAGTGCTTGTGCATTGACTGATCACGGTAATATAGCCGGTGCTGTCAAGTTTTATACGGCAATGAAATCTGCTGGTATTAAACCAATTCTGGGATGCGAATTGTATATTTGCGATCAGTCCCCGCTCATTAGAGAAAAAGAAAACAGAAATCTTAGCCATTTTTTGGTTCTTGCTCAAAACTATAATGGGTGGAAAAATCTTATTAGAATTGTATCAGAGTCTAATAGAGTAGATTACTATTACCATAAACCAAGACTAGATCTCGATACATTATCAAAATTAAACGATGGCAATCTTATCGGAATAGTTGGTCATTTAGGATCCACCTTGGCAGATGCTATCTTGGATGAATATACCTTAAAACCAGATTGGGAGAATATAGGTATAAATTTAATCACAAAACTCAAACGTATATTCGATGGTAAACTATTTTTAGAAGCCCAACTAATAGATAGTGACAACTTACCTGTACAAAAAATACTAACTGATGCTATAAGGGTTTTGGGCAAAAAAACTGACACAAAAATAATATGCACTCCGGATGCTCATTATTGTAAGAAAGAAGATGCTGTTGATCAGAGAATTCTCTTATGCAATAATCTTAAAACAACATTTCCAGAAATTAGTCGCAAAATTAGTAATGATGAGGATGTTGGTATGGGATGTTTTTTTATATCAGATAACTATCATATTCCATCTCAAGAAGAAATAGCAGCCATCCATACCGAAGAAGAAATTGTTAATACAAATTATGTAGCAGGATTATGCGAGGACTATGATATTCTGAGCAAGCCTAAATTACCACCGTTTGAGTGTCCAAAAGGTTTTGACGATGCTGAATATCTTAGAGAACTGTGTCGCACAGGATGGAAAGAGAAAATAGCCAACGTAATTCCCAAAGAAGACCATCAAATATATGTTGATCGTATCAAGTATGAATTAGATGTGTTGCAAGGAGCAAATCTTAGTAGTTACTTTTTAATTGTGCAAGATATAGTCAATTATGTAAGAAAACAAGGTTGGCTTCCGGGTCCAGGACGAGGAAGTGCTGCTGGATGTTTGGTGTCCTATCTAATAGGAATAACCAGTATTGATCCTATAAAATACAACTTATTTTTTGATCGATTCTATAATTCTGGACGCAATACTAAAGACAGAATTAGTATGCCAGATATTGATGTGGACGTTCCTATCAATAAAAGAGAAATAATTATCGAATATATTAAGAATAAATATGGATCTGACAAGGTATCTCAGATGGTGACCTTTAATACTATCAAAGGCAGAGGAGCATTGAAGGATGTGCTAAGAGTATATGGTAATATTAGTTTTGAAGAAATGAATAGAATTACCAAAAGCATACCGGATGAGGCAAAAATCGCTGACGAATTGCAAGAGATGAAGGAAGAAACCGGTGAGGCTTCAATTATACGCTGGGCGTTAGAAAACAATGCGGACAAACTCAAAGAATGGTGCTATATCGATGAAAACGGAGAATTACAGGGGCCTTTGGCAAAGCGATTCGAGCAGGCTATTAGATTAGAGGGTACAAAATCCAACCAGTCAAAACATGCGGCTGGTATTGCGATAAGTTCCGAACCATTAAAGGATTTGTGTCCTATGGTTTACGACAGCAAAAATGATCAACTAATAGCCGGTATGGAAATGCAAGACCTTGAAAATATTGGTATAATTAAATTTGACATTTTGGGTGTCGCAATGTTAGATAAGATTATGACTATCCAAGACCTATTAGAAGAAGGAATAATGTTATGATAAAGAAATTTTCAGAATTATCAAATGATCAAGTATTCAGCCTAAATGGCGTAGAATACAAGAAGGTGGCCTCTGTAAAAATTAGTTGCTGCAAGAGTATTAATGCTGTAGCATCTAATAACGATAAGCAAAGAATTTTTGTTCAACCATCAACAGATGTAGAAGTAAATGAATGATTAACTACAATAAAATATGCGTTTTTGATTTTGAAACAGATGGGTCGGATCCAAAAGTATGCAGTCCAGTACAAATAGCTGCTGTTATTATTGATCCTATTCAGTTGGAAATTATAGATGGTTCAGAGTTTAATATCAATTTCAAACCAGAAGTATTAGAAGCATCTGATGATTATCAATATACCACAGATATCCTAGAATTTCATTCTAAGGTCAAAGGTTGTTCTCAAGAAGACGTATTGGCCCAATGGAAGAAATATCCAAAACAAGAATTATCTTGGAAGTTATTCATAAATTATTTAGATAAATACCATACTCGTAGTTCTAAAAAGAGTCAATTTAGTGCGCCAATAGCCGCTGGGTATAATATATATCGCTTTGACTTACCAATTATTAATAGGTTAAGCGTAAAATACGATAATGTTAATAAAGAAGGAAATACAGATATCTTTTTTCCAAGAGATGTTGTGGATGTTATGAACTTAGTATTCTACTGGTTTGAACATAACAACGATCTTAAAAGTTATACACTAGATACTTTAAGAGACTATTTTGGTATAGACAAAACTGGTGCTCATGATGCGTTAAAAGATGTCAAAGACACAGCAGAAATTTTAATACGCTTTATGAAGTTACATAGAAATTTAGGTCAAAAAATCAAGTTTAAAAACTCATTCAAGAAAGCAAATGTCTAAAAAATTTCAGTATCCTTGTGGATGCTCTTTTGATGTTATTCAGGATAATGGGGTGTCAAAGATTTCCTTTGATCCAAAAATAGAAAGTATCAATTTATATTGTCAGAGAACGTGGGATCTGATTTCTGATGGAAATACAAAAGGTTGTTTCCAATTGGAAAGCAGACTCGGTAGATCTATGGCAAAAAAACTAAAACCAGAAAACATAGAGCAGTTGTCGGCTTTGATTAGTATCATGAGGCCAGGGTGTTTGGAAGCCGTAAGAGACGGCAAAACGGTTAGTAATCATTATATAGACAAAAAGAACGGATTGGAATCCGTTGACTACTTTCATAATGCTCTGATCCCGTCATTGCAAAATACTTATGGGGAAATGGTATACCAAGAACAAGCAATGGAAATTACAAAAGCTATTGCTGGATTCAATTTACAAGAAGCCGATATGTTAAGAAAAGCGATTGGTAAAAAGAAACCAGAGGAAATGGCTAAAGTAAAGAATAAATTTTTACAAGGAGCAAAAAAACTCGGTATTGTAACACAGGACGAAGCAGAACAAATATTCGGGTGGATTGAAAAGAGTCAGAGGTATTCTTTTAATAAATCTCATTCTGTAAGTTATGCTATTAATGCATATTTATCAGCATATACAAAAGCTCATTTCCCAAAGATCTTTTTTGCCTCATATTTGAGATTTGCCAAAGACAAAATTGATCCGCAGGCAGAAATCAAAGAGTTGGTGCAAAACGCATCAGAAATGGATATTGTAGTCAATACGCCAGATATAAGAAATCTCAATGAGTTCTTTGTGTTAAAAAATAACAAGATATACTTTGGACTAACCGACATAAAGGGCGTCGGTTCTTCGGTATACAAAAAACTCTTATCATTGACTAATGATTGTGACATAACAAATATATCTTGGCCAGAGATGGTATTTAAAATTCTACTAAACCTTAATTCTACTGCTGCAAAAGCATTAATACAGAGTGGTGCTACTAATTTTTTTAGTATGACCAGAAATAGTATGTTATATGAATACAATCTAATTAGTGGTCTAACAAAAAAAGAAATCGAGTATATTTCCAATAATATAACTAATTTTAAAACTATTAAGGCATGTCTAGAATATGTTTTAGGTATGCAAAGATTATCAAAAACCAGAAGACAAATCATAGAGGATCTAATTTATTCTAGCGTTAATCCTCCTTATTCGTTAGAGGATACAGCAGAATGGTTGGCAGACTCAGAGGACTCTCTTTTGGGATGCGCTATTACGTGTTCAAAAATAGATATGTATGATATTAGTATGACTAATATTAACTGTAGAGAATTCAAAAATACTACGGTCAGAGAAAATTTAATTTTGGGCGGCGAAATAGATTACATTAGTGTTACAAAAACTAAAACAGGTAAAAATCCTGGTGCGGAAATGGCTTTTATAACCCTGACCGACTCATATGGATCTGTTGACTCTGTAATATTCTTTCCTGAAAAATACAAAGAATACAAGAACATATTATTTCCAAACAATATCATCATTGTAAAGGGCAATAAGTCTAAAAACGGCGATGGGTTAATCGTAGAAAAAGCATATATCGCTCGGACTTGACACCTATACGCCGTCTGTTATAATAAACTAGCGTTTGGGATTGGTTTACTTTTTTTAAGGAGTTTGATATGAATATTGTGATTTTAAGAGGTAATCTTGCTCGTGATCCAGAACTAAGAACAGTTGGCTCTGGCGATAAGCAAACATCTGTTGTGAATTTTACCATTGCAACTTCTAGGGAGTTTACAAAGGCAAATGGTACACAGGATAAGATTACATCTTTTATTCAGTGCGAGGCTTGGGATAGCGGAGCAGAGACCATTGCGTCTTCTTTTAAGAAGGGCGACTTAGTGATGGTAGAGGGCTCTCTAAGGAATGATAGCTGGGAAAAGGATGGAGTTAAGCATTCAACAATAAAGGTAAGAGTTAATAACTTTGGCAAGATTATCAAGACAAAGAAGACTCAGACCTCCGAAGAAGCCGTGGCTTTCTGAAAAATTATCTAACAAGGAGTCCCCTAGATTATTTCTAGGGGATTTCTTTGTTTAGAAACACAATGGAATTAATAATGAAAAAAAGAATACTTATAGCAAATGACGCTAGTTATTTAGGTACTGGTTATGGCGTTTATGGAAAAGAGTTGTTAACAAAACTCCATAACAGCGGAAAATACGAGATAGCAGAATTAGGATGCTATGCTGATGTTAACTGTAAGTATAATCCACCTTGGAAATTTTATCCAAACGGTGTCACGGTAGAAGATACAAGATTTCAACAGTATAAATCTAACGTAGCAAATCAATTCGGCGCTTGGAGATTTGATCGAGTATTATTGGACTTTAAACCCCATATAGTATTTGATGTTAGAGACTATTGGATGTATTCTTATCAAGAAATAACCCCACTCAGAAAATATTTCCACTGGGTTATTATGCCAACCGTGGACTCTGCCCCACAAAAAACAGAATGGCTGTTCACTTTCTGCAATGCGGATATTGTGGTACCATATACCGATTGGGCAAAAAATGTATTGCTGGCTAGTTGTGGTAATAAAATTAATCTATTTCCCAAAATAGCAAATGCTGGCTTTAATAAAGAGGATTTTTATCCCATACCAAACAAAACAGATCATAAGATAAAAATGCTAGGTAAAAACTATGATGTAATTGGCCTAGTAATGAGAAATCAAAAAAGAAAACTTTTTCCAGATGTTTTGCAAGCATACCGGTTATATCTGGACTATCTATTAGAACACAACAAAGAAAAGTACGATAATTCAATATTATATTTGCATACAACCTACCCAGAAGAAACGGGCTGGGATATACCATCATTGTTATTAGAGTTTCAAGTTATAGACAAAGTATGGTTCTCCTACAAGTGCAGAAGTTGTGGTCATTACTTTCCATCGAAATTCAAAGGATCATTGACCAAATGCAACAAATGTAATACATACGCCTGTTCCTTTGCTAGTACATCTAATCATGTTCCAAATACAACACTAAATGAAATATACAACTTATTTGATTTGTTTGTACAATGCGCTATTTGCGAAGGATTTGGAATGCCCCAAATAGAAGCAGCCGCTTGCGGTGTGCCTATTGCTTCTGTTGATTATAGCGCTATGTCAGAGATTGTAGAAAATCTACATGGATTTAAGATACCAGTTGCTAGACTATTTAGAGAGATGGAAACTAATGCAAATCGAGCATATCCAGATATAAATAGTATGGTATCTATTTTCATTAATTTTTTTAACTATCTTTCTAGTGAAGATAAAGAAGTTCTTTCAATAAAAACAAGAGAATCATGCTTGAATAAATATACTTGGGATCATGTTTATGATGTATGGGATGAGTGCTTTAGTTCTATTGATATCACAAAGAAAGCTAATTGGGATACGGCACAAGTTTCCCCAACATATCATGAAAATAATTCTGTTCCAGGAAATCTTGATGCTCATGATCTTACAAAGTATATCATCTCGGATGTTATCAATGAGCCGCAACTATTCGACAGCGCGGTCTGTCAGGAACTAATTAAAGATTTGACATTTAATCTAGTGAGTCGTGGCGGCACTGTCAGGACACTTACTATTGCGGATTTAATGCAACCAATGGAAAATCTGCTAAGCAATAAGATCAATTGTGAAAAGGCCAGAACTCAACCACACGCATTACAAAAAGAGGATTACTTATGATCGAAGCAATCCACACACCATGTAAAAAATGCGTTTTTGCTAAATATGATGATAAAACACAAATTGGATGTGAGCTAAATTATATAGATAAATTTAAAGAGCTTGGATCAGACATATTAGAAGTTTATGACGAAGATTTAGAATTCTACGTTATAAATAACAAAAAATGTCTAGGGTATAGAGAAAATAGCTGGTTTAAAAAACTGGGATTAGAGGATGCTTCCATAGAAGAGAAAAAGGAGCATTTTCTACAAAATAATCATATAAACTATTTACTGGTTATAGATTCTTCATCACTTTCTCTAGAAGATTTGGAGCAAATTAAGATATCTGTATTAGAAGTAGCATATAAACCATCCAAAGTTATCTTTATTAGATATGTAAAAAATGTATCAGTATTTTCTTTCGATGTAATCAACAATTTCTTAAAAGAAACAGATCTGGACAAAACGAAATGGCGAATTCAAACAATGGAAGACAACGATCACAAGTTTGAAGATATTTTACATACTATTATTACTTTGAATAAAGCCAACAGATTTATTTTATATGTCCGACCAAGCGAAACAGCACAATACCCAATTGCATCAGTAATTAATAAAGCTAATGATATCATATATAACAATATGGGTAAAGCAGATATTGTGTCCAATCAAGAAAAGACCTGTGTTCTGTTTAGCGCCCCATCATATAGATTTTCTCTTGTTGCTTTAAAGAATGATATATTTGGTCAAGAGGAATTATATACATACATATGAACATTCTAATCCTAGGAGACAAATATGAAAAAGGCATGAAATCTAAGGGGTGTCAAGCTTTAATCAAATATAAAGGATCTAGGATTATTGATTATCAAATAGAATATTTTCAAAAAAATACCAAACACAATAATATTGTTTATGTGTCTGGGTTTGATAGTAAGGCGCTATCATCGTATCTTTGTAAAAAAAAATATGATAATCTATATGTGTTATATAACCCAAATTATGCCACAACAAACTATGGCGACTCTCTATCCATAGCAAAAAAATATTTAAATGATAATTGTATTATAACATTTGGTAACACGATTTTTAGTCATATAAATATCAAAGCAATTGATCACACCAAGTCTTGTGTGTTTACAGCAAAACAGAATGACAATAAAAAAAATTCTCTTGGATGCATATCGGATCGTGGTATTATAACTAATATAGACTTTGATCTGGATAATCAAATACACAATGATATATTCCATATTTCCAAATTAGATGCACAAAAAATACAAACCATGATGGATAATATAGAAGTAAAAAACAATTTTATATTTGAGCTAATCAATAAGCTAATAGATAATGGAAGCATTTTTGTACCTATAAAATAGAAAGAAATTTATGTCGTTTAGCAAACAAAGCATTGGTATCTACTGTGACTCTCAAATAACCGATGAGAGCATAAAAACCATACAATCATCATTTGATCAGTATTCCGATATAGTGATTTTTTCAGACAAGCCGCTGCTGCTTCAAGATATCTCTTATGCTTTTTTACCATCTTTTTATATGTACTTTTTTAATCATCCTATGGTATTTTTATCAAATGATAAATTAAAAACTTTTCAATCTAAACTAGTTTCAAATGAACTATATGTATATGATTCTAATAGAG